CGTCAGCCTTGAAGCCTATGCCGGGCTCGCCTTGTTCAGGCTGTAACATGGACAAGACACTGACGCGTCCAATCAAGTTGTCACCTAGCTGCTCGATGGGCACCCCCTCTGCCTGCTCGGCGAGCTTGTAATAGTCCGCAGCGAAGTTGTACTCAAGGCGCTTGGTCAGCTCATGCGGTAGCAAGGCGATGTCTGCAAGTTGTTGATTGTTGTGCTGATATACACGCAGGTACACCATGTCGTGCTTACGATTTGTCGCCTCCTCGTGAGCCTGTGCGACCTCAAAGTATTTCGCTAGCTTCTCGCCGATCTCGGGGTTCATGAACTTGTAGCCAGACTGGACAAGGTGTCGCAGCTCTGCCTCAAACGTATCTGTAGCAAGTTGACTGTAGTTGCGGGTCAGGTCACGGATCAGGTTTTGTTTAGTTACGCGCAGTTGGTCGGGCACGGAAGAGATAAACTTATCAAGCTCAGTGCCTCGACGGTGCGCCACTTCTACCGGCTTGTAGGGACGCAGATAGGCCAGGGCATGCTTCACGGCGTTCTTCATGACCGTGCTTTTCTTGCTGTAGTGGTCGACGTTGTACTCGTTGTACCGCTTGTTCTCGATGGTGCGGCTGTAGACGCTGTATTCCATGCGATTAGGGTCTTCATAGGTGGTAGCTCGTGCCACGTCCAGCCTGCCCATGACGTACTTGTCCTGAGGACGGTATACATACACCCCGTAGTTGCCTGCCTGAGCGAAGCGCAGATCACTCATGCGTAGGGCCCGCTTCACCGAAAAGGCAAACTGATCTAGGTTGCCGATCATTACACTCCAATCTTCCGGGGTCTTCAGCTCCCGGTCCTGCACTGCGCTAACAAGTTTGTGTGAGTAAGCCATGATGTTTCTCCGTGGTCAGTTATGCGCCCGCATAATTACAGGCCGTTGATGTACACACTTACGCTGAACTTATCTGCTAGGTACTGCATGAGACGCTTTGACGGCTCGTCCCCCGTCACCATGGGCGAGTAGTGGCCTTGATACTCCACACCGTGCTTCGTGCCCGTGTTCTCGTACTCGATCTGCCACCACCCCCAGGGCATGGCTCGGTACATACCGAACTCCCCAAGCACAGAGCGCAGGAGCCGTGTTGCGAATGTCTGCGCGCTACGGCCCCCCGCATAGGCTGTCAGGATGGTGTAGTCCTGCATCCCCTTCTCACCGGGGGTGAGGGTCCATCGCTCTAACCCACCTGCCTCCTGTACCCCAGAACGCATGGCATAAGTTGCCATCACCTCCTTCGCCATTTTCTTGGGGACGATGGCTGAGTAGAAGTTGTATTCACCTTTGCCAGCTATCGTTATGTCCATCACAGTGCCTCCGCCTTGAGGTGCAGCACCTGACCCACGTCCGGCACAGCTCGCTTGTTATCAAGCACGCACCACAGCACGGGGCAGGGCCATTGACCCCAGTCGCCTGCAAGGTAACCATCGGTGATGACGACCACTGCTTGGGGGTTGATGCCATGCTTGTCCATGTACGCGGTCACGCAGTTAACGTCAGTGCCACCACCGCCGATGGGCTTCGTAGATTGAGCGAGGTTCTGTACATCTTGTTCCTCGTAAGTCTCGTCCCCGGCGATCTTATGGCCCCAGTACAGCAACCGGATTCGGCTAGGCTTCACGGTGTCAGCGATAGAGGCGATCTCACTGAGCATCACGGTCAGCTCCCGACGACCAATAGAGCCCGAGGTGTCCGCAGCGATAACCAGCTCCTCGACCTGCTCCGAGATTGGCGATGGCATGTAGACACCTGCTCCCATGAAGCGCCGGTTCGGACGCGCCCAAGTGCCGTAGTCATGACCAGCACAAGTTGTAGTCACGAACTCCCGTAGCACGTCACGCCAGTCCACCTGAGGGGTCAGCAGCTCCTCGATGCTGCGGCTTACGTTCGCCCCGGTCTTACCTGCAAGCATGGAGCCTTGGCGCAGGGCCTCGTCGATCTGCTTATCAAGCTCGATCTTCTCCTCGGCGGTCAGCTCTTGCGCACCCTCCCAGTCGTGCCCGTCGATAGGTTGACCATGCCCGCGGTGCCCATTCTTACCGGGCTTACGCCCCTTGCCTCCCTTGCCGGGCTCGCCGTCACCCTCGGGGTCGCCATTACCCTCACCGTCGCCCTCACCACCGCCACGGCCACGGCCATCACCCTCGCCATCGCCATCGCCATCGCCGCCACCGTTACCACCACCGCCGCCTCCCTGCTCGTCATAGATGTCATCAAAGACACGGGCAGCGTTCCACGAGTCGTCGTACTTCTCGTCATAACAACCATCTGCCAGAGGTCCGGTCATGGTGGCGAAGCCGTCCTGTTTATGCGCCCGCATAATCTGACCATTGATAACGTAGTCACAGGCCATGTTCGCGGTCTGCGCGTCTTTCTCGTACAGGTAGTGCCACGTCTTCAGGTGCTTGTACATTTTGTGGAAGCACTCGTGGAGCATGAGAAAGCGCAGCTCCGCGTCGTTCAGAGAGTCCACGAAGGCACGCCCGTAATACTCGTCCCGCCCGTTGGTCGCCGCCGTGGGGATGTCATCCCGCACAGTCTTGGTCCCGATCATCAGCACCCCCGCCATGGCGACGTAGTTGGGGTGATTCATGATGGCGACGGTCGCCTTGTGCAGGCGTTGTTCTGCCGTCAGGTTTTGTTGTAGTGCTAACATGTTGTTCTCCTCGTTGTTTCACAGAGTTTTGCGTACCAATCCCTACGTTGCCGCCGGAGTCGATACTTATTTTTTGTCAGCCGCGAACATGTACCCGTTCGCCATGGCCCATGCCGTAAACTTCTTATTGGTCATGACCATGCCCCGCTTGCTGTAGGTCTCGGCCCGGACACCATTAGCAAACAGGCCTTGGGCCTCGGTGTTGAGCCGGTCGAGGTAGGTCATCCACGCATCCACGAAGTCCGCACTCATGGTCGCCAGGGCCCGGTACACCACCATGCAGACACCTGACACGGAGTCGGGCACCTTGGCACCCATCGGGTCGTTCAAGATTTCCTCACGCCGGGGTAACTGATTAGCAAGTTTGACGTAGGCAGCGAGGTCCATGGCCCCACGGTCTCCGATAGTGCCGATCAAGGCAGAGGTCACGGTGTCGTCGTCCAGCCCCGGTACGTTCAAGATGTCTGACGCAGCATGCAGGGAGCGAGGCGTAACAAACGCAGCCCGGCCCACGGCCTTGGGGTGATAGATGTAGGGGTTCTCCTCGGGGTTCTCGTACTCGGTGAAACTTGTCATCACCTGGGGGTTGTCCTTGACCCAGCCCAGCACAGTCGGGTTGATGCCGTTGTTGATGCCCCACTCAATCCACTCGGTCGAGGTCGGCTTGCGCATACGCACCACGGTCAGGCGGTTCCGGGTATGAGCTTTCAACAGGTCGCCCACGCCCTCGGCCCCAAGGTTAGTTGTGGCACACACGATAGACCCAGCACGCAGAGGCGTATTGCCTACGGTGCGTTCCAGCATGGTGCGGTTGACGGCGAGCTTCACGGACGGGTTCGCCTTGCCCAGCTCGTCGAACATGAGGATGACAGGCTTGCCATGGTGCAGCCCGAACTCCTCGTTGGGTACGAAACCTACATACGCTCCGGTTTCGGCATCGCTGATGCGGGGAATGAACATGTCACCCACGTCCTTGGTGGTGCAGTCGAAGTACGCAGGGTGGTGCCCCGGTAGCTTCTCGCTGACAAGTTTCAGCAGCGTTGACTTACCGATACCCATGTCACCCTCGATGAGCACGGTGCGGTTGGGGCCCAGGCCGATTAGCAGGTTGACCAGTTGGTCGATGTTCAGGGCATAGAGTGCTTGTGCGTTTTGCATGGTCGTTCTCCGTTGGTGTCAGTTATGCGTCTGCATAATTTGTTTGTGTGTTGTTACTACCTTTCGTAGGTTCCGCCATCACGTAGATGCAAAGGGGGTGTAAGTACCTGATGCTGCTCGGTTTTTCTTAGGTACGTTCACCCCCCAGTTTTTCAAACATACCAACCTACCAGTCGAGACTCGGTAGGGCCTTCACTGCACGTTCTAGCTGCTCCTTCTTCTCAGCCCGCAGGGCATGGTCCTCCTTGATAGACTCCAGGGTCACGCCGTCCATGATGGTGGCAAGTTGTTTACGCAGGGCCTCCATAGTGGTGTCTCCGGTGAGGTTGAAGGCCTGCATCACGTCGATCAGCTCGCACACCGCATCAAAGGTCGTCTGATACATGCGCTTAGGCTTCTCACCCTCGGTCCAGTCCATGGAGTTGATGAGGCGCGTCACCTTCTCGCCGAACTTCTCGTACACGTCGCCGGTGATGAGCTTCAACCGTGAGTCAAAGTAGTTTTGGTAGTGGTCCTTCAGGGCATCGTTGCCTTGCTGACCGACTTCGACGCGCCAATCCCCCGTGTCAGGCACGGGCATGTAGTGGATACGGAACGCAAACTTTCTCCGCACAGCGTCCACGGACGGGTAGTCCTCGGAGCGCCACAGTCCACCCAGGGTCGCTTGTGCCTTATCCCGCTCCCACTGATACGCTGACAGGAAGGACTCCACGAGAGTGTCGAACTCGTTTTGCAGGCCCGTCACCTGCTCATGGAACTTGAAGTAGCTAGCCGTAGGCAGCAGGCGTATGCCCGTATCAGTCCAGGGCAGAGTTGAGCCGGTCACAATGCCCCGCGCCCGTGCCACAAAGGACTTGATGTCTGCTAGCTCCTTCACCCCTGCCAGCAGCTCCTTGCGTGCGTTCACCGTGCCCGCCTTGGCGTTGTACTGACGCAGCAGGTCCTCGGTCGCGCCCTTGTCCTTCTTAGCTGCCGTCCACTGACTGATGGACAGCTCGACGAGCATGGCGGCGCTTGCAATAGATGGTGCAGAGAAGTCAGGTTGGTGTTGCCCGTGTTGTTCGGGTTGCGTGTTGTGCTGCGCCGTGTCGGTGGTGGTACGCAGCAGGTTGTTTAGGTTGAATACGCTCATGATGTTTCTCCGTGATTTATGCGCCCGCATAATCGGGCTTGGGTTGTGTTGGTATTGCCACTACAGAACATATTATCTCATAGTTAGCTAGACATGTCAATACTTATTAACATCTACCACTCGCGCTAGCGATGAAACCCTCCCTTGTTGTTGAGCCCTAGCAGCTCGGCTCGGTTCGTTATCACCATGTAGTTGCTCTTGTGCAGGGGTGCGATGGTGTGCACACGCTGACGGGCTCGGTACTCGCCACACTTCATGCACTCCCGATAGCCCAGGGCCCAGCGAGCCTCAGCCACTATGGCTCCGCATTCGACGCAGGCCGGGCTCTGCCCGGACGAGTTATGCGTCTGCATAATCAGTCCTCCTCCAACACTTTGATGGCTTCCTCACCCCGGCCTTCTCGGATAAGGCGGATCGCTTTCTCTGCCGGGGTTTCGACGAATTGCCATTTGCGCCCAGAGATTTTGCCATCGACGTTGCGCCCTACGTCGCCACAGACATCGCCCCGGACGCTGCCGCAGACGTCGCCGTGAATGGTGCCTCCTACGTAGCCACGGACGTCGCACACAACGTTACCTCTTACGTCGCGCCCTACGTTGCCCCCTATGAAGCCCCCTACGAAGCCCTTAACGCTGCCCACGACGTTACCTCTTACGTCGCCACAGACGTTGCGCCCTACGTCGCCACATACGTCGCCCTTAACGCTGCCATCGACGTGGCCCAGGACGCTGCCCATGACGCTGCCCTCTACGTCGCCACATACGTGGCCCTTAACGCTGCCCAGGACGATGCCCATGACGTTCGCGATAAATAAATCGCCGTTATTACCTCGCTCAAACTCCACGAGCTTAAGCACTTCTTCCATTGTCGGTTCTTTCATCACTTGGTCTCCTCGATTATGCGTCTGCATAATTAGTCCTCCTCAGGCACTTGGGGCCACGCGATGGGCCCTTCATCTATCGTTGGTATATCAATCACCTCCACCTCGACGTTGTAACGCTCGGCAAGCAGGCGCAGTATCTGGCTCTTGTCCTCCGCCGTGACGCGCATAGCCAGCAGGCTCTTATTCACCAACGCATCACACTCGGCGTTGAACTCCTCGTGCGTACGCGTCCACTTGTCGTAGAACCGCTGCTCTTGCTTGGTTAGCTTTCGCTTCTTGGTCATGATCGTTCTCCGTAGTCTCAGTTATGCGCCCGCATAATCGGGCTAGGTAAAAACTTGTTTATTTCAAAAATGGAGTCCCATCATAACACAATTGATACCTAATGTCAAGTGTTTACATGTTCTGCTATCTGTTTATTTTGTACGTTTTGTTCGTAATGTACGTGCATTTTTTAGTCGTGTCTCGGGAAAGTTCCTGTAAACATGTTTGAAATGAAGTAAAGTGGTAAGAGGTGATATGTGTTATAGGAAAACGTAATGTTCGGTGGATTAGTGAAATGTTCGCATAATCGAGGCTCGCAAGTTATTGAAAAATAAGGAAGTTCCTTTTGTGACACGGTTTTTGGTTATGTCTCGGTTTTTTCTGAGGTGCAGGGTGACGGGGTGAAAGCGAACAATGTACGGAGGGGTCAGGCAGCTCGTCAGGGTCGAGACATAAATTTTTTGAAACCGAACAATACAAACATGGTGAGTTAAAAGATATAGATAGATAGAACAATATATACGAGTTTCATACGCTGAACTTGCGCGTGCTTATCACAGAATGTTAGGAGGTATTTTGTACGGTTGCAAACCGAACAATACCGGAACAAAACGAACATTCGGGCCTTTTTACCGAACATTCCCTGCGTATCAATAACTTAGCTGGATTATGCGGCTGCATAATTGATAAGATGCTCGTCGCAGTGGGCATCTCTGGTATCTGTTGACAAGTTATGCGTACGCATAATCGGGAGGTGGGTAACTGTGCCGAAAACGGAGTGATGCTCGTCGCCGTGGGCATCTCTGGTATCAGCCCACAACAGGGAAAGAAGTTAGGGTGAGGTGGGAATGGATTATGCGCGGGGCATAATGCTCCTCGCTGCAAAGGTCTCTGGTATCAAAAAACAGGCACAAAAAAATGGGGCACCCCGAAGGGTGCCCCAGCCAGGAAGGCAACGGGCCGGAAACTTCCCTGGCCCGCATAGTGTAAACAAGTTTAGCTGGCACGGCGATCCTGGCGTTCACGCCATTGCTCCGTTGCGATGCGATAGAGAAGATCACGGCAGTGCTTTAACCCTTCAAGGTAGGCTTCGGTTAAGGACAATTCCTTAGCACGATCCCCCCAAGCGTCCCCAAGGCCAGCGCCAGGGAAAGGGTTCCCGCCCTCTAGGTATTCCGAAACCAATTCGATTCTAGCTTCGATCGTTTGGATGGCCTTGCGTTCAAAGGTAGTCATAACGTATTCCCCTTAGATAAAAAGAGGGGCCCCGAAGGGCCCCGTGAATGTTACTCGGAAGTGTTCCCGAGCTTCGTGACCAGCTTGGCAGCTTCCTTGTCTGCCTTGCCCATACGGGTAAGGATACCCTTCAACACCTTCCGCTCATTAGCGGTCAGCTTGGAAGCTTCGGCTTTCTGATCCCTGGCGAGCATTGCGTAGGCGTGCTTCGCGTGAAACTCTTCGTCAGTGGCCTTGGCCTTCGTGACAGTCTGGCCTTCGCCACTGTGCGCCTTGTCATAATCTTCCAAGGCCTTGCGAAGCTTGTCCATGAAGCTGGACAGCTTCCCCTTGATGGCGTTCGCCTGTTCCTTACGCTCCGGCATCGCAATGAAGTGCTCAGGGATGCGAAGCCCCTTCACTTCATTATCCGTAAGGTCGCCCTTGTAGATGCCGTCCACAATCGGCTTGGCATAGGTGGCCTTGATCTTCGCCGCGTCCTTGTCATAGTCCGCGACATAGGCGCGTTCGGCTTCCGTAAGGTAATGCCCGGAACATACCAGCTTGTTTGCGTCCCAAGCTTTGGACATTACCTTAGCTTCCGGCGAGGATTCAGGATCGCCGAAGCGTTTCTTCGTGAACGCGGTAAGCTGGTAAGCGCCGCGATACCCTGGCGCTTCGGTAATCATGCGCACCATGGATTCCTTGATGCCCTCGCCAGCGCGGGCAATTTGAATGGCCTGACCGACCGTGACAGTCTGGCCTTCGTGCTCGCCGGTAAGCTCGGCGAGGTAGAGCGGTTGAAAAGTAGCCATAGGAATGTTTCCCATATAGGTTGAAGTTAACAGCTTGTCCCCTTTGTGGGGACGCCTTCATTACCTCACAAACGTATGAGTTTGGCTAGGATAGTTTACAGATAGCAGCAGGTAGCAATTATGCGCAGGCATAATCCAGGCGCCTTGACCCTATTCGCTAACCCTGGACCCCCACCCCTCCCCCATGACCCACTACGTCAGCGCGGTACCATACGGGCCTAGGTATTACTATTCCCCACGAACAAATCGCAAAATCCTGAGTTCGACCCCCCACCCCCTCTATATAGGGAACACCCCCGGTAGGAGTCCCAACCTCCCCTACTAAAAATTTTTTATTACTACCCATCCAGTTGCGGCGGCGTTGTGCGTGCTTGCTTACCCTGACACTTATTTGTTATACAGCGCCTACAGCTTCGGCTTGCGACTACAACATGGTGATTTACTTAGAACCTGAAATCGGTGTGCCGATGGGCGACGGGGTTGCCAGCATGGATTTAACTGTCCGTGCCGAAACCGCTGCCAATACGATTGCCCACCTCGCTGACCATGGCGTTAACGTCGAGCCGAATAAAGAAGACGAAGACGTTGCTGCAAGGTTAGCTATGGCCTACGCCGAAAACCCCGAGAACACCTCAAGGAAAGTCACCACGGCCCGTGCATCTAAACTCACGCCGCCGTCTCTCTTACTTGTTAACAACATCCTTCAAGAGTTTGGGCAGAGCATCGCTGAGTCCGCCACCCAGATTCGCCACCTTGTCACAAACAAGTTAATCGAAGAGACCGAGAACCCCGACCCGAGAGTCCGCATCCGTGCCTTGGAGCTGCTGGGGAAGATTTCTGACGTGGGGCTCTTCACCGAGAAGACCGAGATCACCATTACGCACCAGACCACGGACGACCTGAAGGCCAATCTCCGTGCAAAGCTTGCGAAGCTGGTGAACCCCAACCAAGGACAGAGCGAGGAGGACGTTGTGGACGCAGTAGTGATCGACGGTGACGAGATTGATGTCGATGCAGAGTTCGGTATTGATGAGGAAGAGGACTCCGCCGAAACCGAAGCGGAGCAGGATGCGGAGAATAGTGCGGAGAATGCGGAGGCTGACTCCGAAAATGCCATGGAAGACCCCGAGCCCCAGGCTCTCATGCCAGAAAAGGCGGATAAGGACATGGAAGCGGCCATGAAAGAGGCCTTGGAGGACGATCTGGTGCAGGAGAACGACCCGAAATGGGGGCAGTAGCAGTCACAACACCCCCTGCAGGCACCGAAACGCCCCTGGATTTCACCGAGGAGGAGCTGAATGTCCTCCTGAACAACCTCGACGCCTGCACGCCGGAGGAAATCGCCGAAATTGACCGCATGGTGGACGAATTAGCGGCCAGAAAGGCCAACACCGCTGCCTATAACGACCTGATTGCCTTCTGTAAGCGCATGCAGCCCGACTATATCGTCGGATCACACCATAGAATCCTCGCAAACATGCTCATGGCTATCGAAAGGGGCGATAAGGACCGTATATGTGTCAATATCCCGCCTCGCCATGGCAAGTCCCAACTTGTTTCTACCTACTTCCCAGCGTGGTTTTTAGGCCGGAATCCTAACAAGAAGGTCATGATGGTCTCCCATACCACTGATCTGGCTGTAGATTTTGGTCGGAAGGTGCGGAATCTCGTCCATAGCGATGAGTTCAGGACTATCTTCCCCGCTACGCACATCGCCACGGACTCTAAGTCTGCTGGCCGCTGGAACACCAACGCCGGGGGTGAGTATTACGCCTGTGGTATCGGGTCATCCATCGCCGGTCGGGGTGCTGACTTGCTCCTGATTGACGACCCCCACTCTGAGCAGGACGTGCTGAACGGCAATTTTGAGGTCTTTGATAAGGCCTACGAGTGGTTCACCTTCGGTGCCCGGACGCGACTTATGCCCGGCGGACGTGTAGCCATCATACAAACACGTTGGCACATGGACGACCTGACCGGGCGCGTGACTCGGGACATGGCCCAGAACGACCAAGCGGACCAGTATGAGGTGGTGGAGTTCCCGGCGATCCTGCAGGTCGAGGACAAGAAGACGGGGGTGCCCAAGGAGAAGGCCCTCTGGCCTGAGTTCTTTGATCTGAAGGCCCTGCACCGCACCAAGGCCTCCATGCCCGTGTTCCAGTGGAACGCTCAGTACCAGCAGAAGCCCACCGCTGAAGAGGCATCCATCATCAAGCGGGAGTGGTGGAACGAGTGGAACCGCGAGGACCCACCCCCCTGCGAGTACATCATCATGTCCCTGGACGCCGCTGCCGAGACCCACAACCGGGCTGACTTCACGGCGCTGACCACATGGGGCGTGTTCTTCAACGAGGAGACCAACGAGCACAACATCATCCTGCTCAACTCCATAAAGCAGCGCTACGAGTTCCCCGAGCTGAAGCGCCTGTGCCTTGAAGAGTACGAAGACTGGAGCCCCGACTCATTTATTGTGGAAAAGAAGTCAGCAGGAACGGCGGTCTATCAAGAGATGCGACGCATGGGCATACCCGTGCAGGAGTTCACACCGCATCGTGGGTCTGGGGATAAGTTGGCACGGTTAAACTCTGTTTCTGATATTGTTGCGTCTGGTCTAGTATGGGTACCACAAACACGTTGGGCTGAAGAACTTGTGGAAGAAGTGGCGGGCTTTCCCTTTATGTCCCACGACGACCTTGTGGACAGCATGGTCATGGCCCTAATGCGTTTCAGGCAGGGCGGGTTTATT